TTAAGTAGTATGGCTTTTAAAAAAACCTTACCGGTGCAAGTTATAACCAGTACGATCGTTGTAGATAACAACCATGGCACCTACCTTAACAGATACACCGGGAGGGTTCGCTTTTTACAGCCAACTGGCAGGTGTCCAGTGCCAACTAAAGCACCTGCAGCAAGAGCCAATATTTAATATCACACCCAAATCATTATCAATGCTAATGTGGGCGGCGCACATACCAGCAGCATTAGACACCTTATAAGTTTTGAAGACTTTATTGATAAATTTTGGCGTACAAAAGGGTCTCACACACAGAACAGTTACTGGGAACTCATTAGTCACAACCAAAAACTGGCGACGTTACAGTGCAGCTGCAACTGCAACTAGCTAGTTTGTTTGCGAGCGCGTTTTTTGGCGGGCTGGCCAGATTTAAAGGAAACTCTTTTAGACCCCGGCCGTTTGCTAGCTCTACTTTGCAGATTGGATTGAAACAAAAATTTACGCCCTAGAGAATGCTGGGACAGGTCACTGCTAAATTTGTCTGTTAGGTCTACATTCCAAAAGGTTAGTCCTTTATAAGGGTCTTCCTTTTCAGTTGGGGGCACATCTGAAGGACACTTAGTGGCTTGGGAGTTTATGTGGCGATATTGGTCTTCAAGAGTACCTGGAGGAGCCACAACCCCTAAGTTCCAGTCATCTAAGATATTTTTGTCCATATTATGTAAGTGGGCAAGAACCTCAGGGGACAATACAACAACCCCCAGCTCAAAAATAAAAGACAGCTCGAACTCTTCTACGTGCCTTGAATACTGTTTAAACTTATTTTGATCATAGGTTTCCTGCCCGGCTTCTACCTCCTCTTCATCAGACCGTACAGAAATAGTGAAGTTTGTCCCTCGTGTGGTGTCTACCACAGTAACAAATACTTGATTGTTCCAACAAATTCCATTATTTGTACCTTGGGCACGTTGTAACCAGTATGGTCTATTTAATATTTGAGACTCACTAGTAACTAAGGAGCCACTGGGCGTTGTAAAATAGGCTATAGGCCCCATACGCGCCTGCGCCTGCCCGCTTAAATAGTGGTCCTCAGGGACATCTTCCCCGCGTTGACCCCCGCGGACAAAATAGTGTCTGGAGTAAAGCTGCTCTCGTTTCCCATAGAAGAAGCAGGAGTTGCCATAACTATCATCTGTCATCTTTAAAAAGTCTGGGTAATAACATGGCTCAGCAACTATGTCTAAGCTACCCCCAGATTTTGTGTCTTGGAGTGTTTTAAAATTCATAGCTCCCAGACCTATATCACACATAAAGCCGTCTTGAATTAGCACAGATTTAAGCTCTATTGGGGGGCAGGCGCCCTTTGGAGGAGGAGCATCTTCAGCACATGGCAAGGCCTTTTCCCAGTATTCACCATTGCACGGGGTACATCCCACAATGAACATTTGAATTTGCTTTGGGTCAAAAGAGGTGTTTTGCCTGTCATCAGTGTTTTGTTGACTTTGGGCCATAGGGTTTTCTGTGTCTAAAAACTTGTTGAAAAATGGGTGACCTGTGCTGCTAATTCCCAGAGGCTGACCTCGGCCTATTTGCATTCCTAGTAACTTCCAAACAAGCCTTTCTGAGTCCGGATCATAAATGTGGGGTTCTGACAGTGCGAACTTGTTGGGGTCTGGCAGCCTAACCCGAAACACTCTATACTGTGATGCATTGACCTTTGGCACTAGGATCTTGTTAGTCCCAGGTTCCTTGACCTCATAATAAGGATTGCCAACAGTTAGTAACCGTTCACTTTTGACATGATAAAACAGACTTGTTCTTCGAACAAAATCATCAGTGTGAAGGACTTTGGATAAAGGAGTAGAAGGAGGCAGGTAAACACGTCCTGTTGAGGGTGTCCAGTATGAAGCCATCTGTAAAATTAAGAGAAAACACCATATTTCTTTCTTCTTTTACGAAGCAAAGAAGGATCCAAGAGAAGATCACTAGACAGCACATTAAACAGCACTGCAGGTATTGGAACAGGGCCTAAAGGGCCTATGGGAGTAGCTGGAATGCTGCTTCCAGCCCCGCTTCCATTGAAAACCTGAATGGAATTACTAGTAGGGAAATTCACTGTAATACTGTCCTCCCCCAAATTAGGCCTCTGAAAGATGTCCTGAAGGTCTAGGCCTGAGTCTACAATGTCTGACCCTGTGCTTAGCAGCAGTCTGCTATTACTGAAGTCTTCAGAAGCAGAGTCTAAAAGGTCACGCTCTACTTCTTCAATGCCTTGGTCTACATTGCAAAATGAGGTTTCCATGTCATTAAATGTTTCCCCCGCAGAGTCAATGTGAACAATAGTGCTTGGTGACATAGCAGGTTGATAAGAAGGCAGTTCTATTGTGTCTGCTGCTATGCTGCTTAAATCAGTGTAATAGTGGACCTGCCCTCCAATAATTAACCCAGATCGAGTAGAGATTGTACCTAAGGTGCCTAATCTGCTCACTCTTACATGGCCACTGTCTGTTAAATTACTTTCAGGCCTACCTAACCTGACAACATCTCTGAAATCATAGTGGGGGGCTTCCACCACAGTGTTTATGTCTCTTTCAAATTCTAAAGAAACCTCATCCTGAAATGATGGGTTACTGTATTCAAACTGGACTAGGCGTCTGGGGGAGGTTAAAAAAGGCTGATTTTCAACTAGCCTTTGCTGTATCCGCCTATTGTATAGCCGCTGTCTCAGCTGCTTGAGGTTTTTACTTAAGCGTGCTGACAAGCCTGTTTGTGGGGTGCTTGAGGATGGTGGTTCCTCCACTTCTAACTCACCAAAGCCAGAGTACTCACCAATTGTGTCTAGCTCAATGTTTTCAAATGCTCCAATGTGCTCCCCCACTAACCCATGTGTAATAACTACTTGATCAGGAACTGAAAATTCACCAGGTAGCTGGCTACTTAAAATGGCTGCATCAAAACTAGGGTTATTATGAATGCTGCTAGAAACAGTAGTGTTCAGTACTGGGTTACTTGGAGTGGGATCACTACTAACATCAATAGTAGCGGGGCCTAAATCAGGCTCGCCTACTATAACAGGATCTAATGCTCCGTTACTTGTTGTGGGAGTGGTTTCGGCTATCACTTCAATTTCTCCCGTGGGAACGGACGGACCACCTTCATTGAGGGGTACGATGGATGATGCTGTGGGGTCTACAGTGTCAATTGGTGTGATATCACGAGGCCCTATAGAGTCTATGACAACCGGGGGCCGGCTTATGACGCCAGTCCTACTCCCCCCCCCCCCCCCTCCCAATCTGGTGTACCCCCCGCTTCCCCCGGACCCTCTCCCTGTTCCAATACCCAGCTGACCAAACCAAAGAAATTGACTAGCCCATTTTAATATGGAGTCTGCCAAGGTGTTGTTTTCATATTTATCTTTAATATCGGGCTTACATTCTCGCCCAGCCAAGCAGTCACGATACAACTGATCTTCGGAAGCCCGCTTCACCCTTTTAGCCCTCACCATTATGCAAGTAATACAAAAAATAGCAAAGGAAGAATAGTGTTACATATGCTTCTATAATCAAAACCCACTCCCAATATTTACAAATGAAATGGCAGACAATAAAAAACAGCTTGATTTAAATGCAGTCCAAACTCCCATAACACCACGTTACCCCAGGAGGAAATGTCACTCTGTGTAAAAACAACTCACGGTCCTGCCGTGTGTCGAACACCACTAACATGCGATTTGCTATACTTTTTTCCCCTTGTACCAAAGACACCCATGAAAAGGTAGTGCTAAAACATCGGAAAGGAACTCGCCGTGCTCTGTTATGTAGTCGCCAACGCCAGCACTTTAGTTGATTAGGCTTGCCTCGCACCAAAATTACATAAGGGTCCTTTTTGACGGCGGAATGTAATCTTTCATGGGATCGGGACCGTTTCCTTTGAGAGCTTTGATGGTGTCGAACACTGCCCAACGAAGCTGGTGGAGATCCTCTTCCAGGTGCTCGAACAGGCGACCGAGGAGTCGAGTGCGAGCGTCGTCTGAACCAGGGGCTGAGTCGTGGAATATCCGGGGTCGCAGAAGCCACGGAAACTGCTGTGGGCCTGGGTGGCGTGCCCTGCTGCGATCCCCCTCGGTAGCTCTGAGGCGCACGGACTGACGGCCGTCGCTTTGGTACCCCTGATCCCTTTGGGGCGGGGGATCTCGAGGGCCTTGAATGAAGCCCTGATCGTCTGGGTCTTCCTCGTCCTCGTCCTCCTCCTCCTCCTCTGGATCTCTCGGTGGATTGCGACCGGGACCGCGTCCGCCGCCAACTGCGCCCCCGACTGCGCCTCGCTCCTCGTCCTGAGGAGGATCGTCTGGATCCAGGTCTATAACTGGATCCTGAGGAGGAGGTTGATGTGGAGGATCTCGATCGCGACCTACTGGCTGGTCGCGGTGACCCCCTGTCACGTAGTATCCGATGATAGGTGGCGGTAAGAAGCTTTCGCGTGGATCCTGGTGTTTCTTCCTGGGAGTCTGCGGCGGATGCTGCTGCGGCTGACGCTTGCGTGGAGGTGACTGTTGTTTCTGGGGTGGCGACTGTGGCGGTGTGTCCGGATGAGCTAGCAATAGATGAAGACAGATGTTTGTTTTCAAAAGACACATCCCACTGTCCAGTACTAGAGTATTTGCGAGCGTCTTTTTCAAAGTTCACATAGTACTGTTTTCTAGAGTCTCGTATATAATACACACCATGCACATCTACATTAGAATAGGATTTCACATACATGTCATTATCATTCAGATAGTACACATGAGACCAACAGGTATACCGCACTGCATTTTGGGAGTTACTATCAAAAGTAACAGTAACTGGCTTTGACAGCTTTTTGAAGGTATGTTTTGGGGGAGCTAGGTATGTCATTGAACTAGTGTCTGCTAGAGTCCACTTCTCGGAGCCAAACCCACTGCTTTTCAAGTTTGTTAACTGGAGTTTCATCCCAATGGCTTCTTTCGCGCCATGTTCGGACGCTTGTAAGGAGGGCACTGGACTAAAGCCTAATTTGTGAATGCCTTTGCGGCGGGCAGCATTATAGTATATGTTTTCCCATTTCACCAGTTCCCAATATTCAATCTGCTCATCTAATGTTTCAGGGTTACGCTCTAATAACTCAAGCAGCTTTTCTTGGACTTCTTCAAACCGTGCTTCCAAGGCTGTCATTTTCTTCCTCCTCTTCTATATCCTCCAGGTCTAATTGTCTCCTAAGTTTTATGAAAAAAGATTTCCAATTTTGGTCATTTAAATCAAACTGTGGGTTCCCTTCCTCATCTAAAGGAAAAGCATTGTTAAACTCTAAAAATAGTAGTCTACTATGCAAGTAGAAAAACTTATCTTCCTGCAAAATGTTATAATTGGTTGTGATTAACAGTGGGGGAATTTTGATTTGCACAGGATTTTTATGCTTACTGTCTATACAGACATAATTCCCATCTAAAGCATTCCTGCAGTATATATCTAAATATGACCAACATGGTAAAGTAGCATCATCTAATACAGCAAACTTGCAGTCAGCTAACGGTTGAAGCCAAAAGTGACTTTTATGGTTAGCAAAAGATATTGTTTTGCCTTGTAAAAACTGCATAAGACTCATAGCAAATATAGATTTCCCTGTGTTAGGGGCCCCACAAATTACTAAGCAGTTTTTTTTAGGCTTGCTATTCATAAAGTCTCTAAACATACTCAAGAAATTAACTATGTTTACATTTTGATATTTTAAAAACTTAATAATAGCTTTCCAATCCCCATTTCCCCTAACAGATGTAATACACCTAGTAAGCCATTTTGCCATAGTCATTTCTAATCTTTGAGCTCTGAGGAAATGGCGGGTCATTAATGCACACTCTTTCAAATACCGCGCCTGACTGTTTGAATTCAGCCATGCGTTAGCATTTTCATCTTCCTCTGCTAATTGGGCATAATTGTATGCTATCATAGAGTCATCTGTTAGATTGTGATCTAAAGCCCACTGAACCATTTTGCGCAGTTCAAACTGCGGCTGCTGATTTTCATAATTTAGCATTGTTTGCTGACAAATCCAATTTGGTAGCTGTCCGTGAACAGCCACATGAGGCTGGTTACTTGTTTTTAGCCAAAACAGCGCGGCTGGCACATGTTTTAATTTAGGTGGATCTGATAAAATGCAGTGGTCAGGAACTGCTAGCATACTAGTGAAAAGCCTTATTACTGTTTCCCGATTCTTGCTAGCTTTAAAGTCTAGTAAATATAACACACAATGCCCTTTTTTACAGAGAAGTACAGATGCGTAGTAAAAGTCGCAATACTGTCTTAATTGAATTTTCGAGCCCTCTATTACTTCTTCAGACGCTGAAAACACACACACAACCCAATTATGACAGCACGTTTTATCACTCTTAAACACCCGCGTTAACGACGCAAATGTTACCCCATATGTCTGCTTAAATATTGCTAATTTAGCCCCTTTTTCACTGGATGCATTTACCCATTCAATAGAATTAGAAACCCCTGCATCTACCTCGTCCACCTCCGCAGTATCAGCTTCAGCATAGCCGCTGTCGTCTAGTTTTCCTTTTTTATTTAATGAGGAATCAAGTGAGCCCAAAGGACATCTCTCCGTTGTGAGCGGTAACTTTCGTTTTACAGCGCTAATTTCCTGGGCTGCGTCTAATGCTTGGTGTTGTGCAAAGAGCTGGGCAGTGTTACCCTCTTCCAATACCGTATTATCTATAAAGCTAATATCTGTTTCTGTTTCAGTTTCTTGCACGTTTTCAGCATCTGAATCACAGTCTGAACACTCTGCCTCCTCTATGATAAAAGGACTTGTAAAAGATATACCTTTAGGCTTTTTTCCCTCCATGCTGGAAACTGTCTCGTCCGCAGGTGCCGCAGAGAATGCTCAGATCATCCAGCAGCTGCTGTTCCAGCTTCCTAATGCCCGGTCTAGTAGTACACACGTACAGCCTTAGTCCCCTATTGCATCTTGCACAATGCCCCGCAATTTCATATGGATAATACTCAGGCCCCACCTCGGGAGACAATGTTTCATAGCAAGTCAGATCTATGCTATCTACAGGATACAGCTCAACATCCTTGAGTGTAGGCTGTAACCCAATCATGGCTGCCTACAGTATCTGCACACACCCCGCCACCAGCTTCGTACAGAGCAAAAATTAAGCCCACAATATATCATACCAAGCTTCTCCACAAAAGACAGTAGCTTAAAGCATTTTCTACAGCGTACAAGAATTCTATGTAATGGAGCCCGTACAATAGCTACCATATCAGATCCTGAAAGCTCTATATCACAAAAACGCGAATGTTCCGCTTCCGCAAGAGCTCTAGCACAAGCAGAGCAAAAAGCATAAACACCATCATATTTGTATAATAGCTGAAAGTATTTCTGATCAAATAAATGCAAATCCTGCACTGAAAGAGGCGCTCTACAAAAGTTACATGGTAATACCAATTCCTCCGGTAGTAAACCCAGAACAGTAGCCAGGTCAGAAATTCGGCGCGGCTGCACAAAAGTCATAGTGCTGAGTCCACT